GTCGCGCGTTACCCGTGAAAGTAGCTCGCCGGAAGTACCTTTTATCATCTGCGCTTCGCTGTTCGCTTGGCTGCGGTGAAAAATGTTGCAAAATGCCGGTCAAATACCCGCCCCGCTTTCTTCTTTGCGTCTTCATAGAATGGAAACCGCTTCGGAATGCGTGCGTCTGTTTCGTGCAGCAAATACAAACGCTTTAGCGGATACCTGTTCTTTGTTCGGCGTTCCAATATCATCCACTGATCGCCGACCTTTTGCACAAACGCCTTCGGTCTGTTTAAAACTGTCTGTGGATGCACGCGGTTATATGTTGCCTTGCCGCTGACCCTTGGTCGCTCTTGTGCTGGTATAGATATATAACGACCGCGCTTCTGTTTCGTGCCGCCTTCAGCTTGATTGACCAGATAGTCTTTCTCAAACCTATCATATACACGCGCAATTAGTTTGCGCTTGTTAGGCGATCTATCAACGCGGAATGCCTGTCGTGCAAACTGTTTGGCCTTTACGTCAAACGATCTGGGGAATGTTTCCTTGACTATCTCATCACGCACATCGAACGCAGTCTTGTTGATTGCCCTATGCGTGGCAAATGGTATCTGGTTCTTGCCAAACGCATCCATTGCCTTTGCAAACGTGCTGATATTGCTCTTGACGTTGATCTGCATTAGTGATGTGTCTCGCTATCTAATTCCAATATAACGACCGTACCGTGGCAATCGCGTGCGTCAAAGATAATGCCATCGCATTCAGTGCAATTGATCGTGCCACTGTTGGCCTCGACTGACGCATAGGTGGCCTTGCCGCAGATGCCGCAATCGACTTCATCTTCAAAGAATAGCACATATTCCATTGCGTGACATTATCCGCAAAACAAAAGGCGGTCAATGCCGCCCTTTGCTTCCCCTTGCTGTTGACGTTATTTCTCGAAAGAATAAACCTCATAATAAGACCTCAAAAGGCCATCCAACTCATCATCATAAACCCAGCGATACCAGTGAAAGTCTCTACCGTCATCACTTTCTGCAATAAAATACTCGTATTCCCAAAACAATCCTTCATCTGCTTTAATTGGCCTATATTCAAAAACGGTGACATATTCACGACTTACAACAGGCTCTTCCGGCCAATCAACTACAGATGTGTGATCTCTTTTATATTTCCAAATCATTATCCACTCCAATCTGGGTTTTCTATCATCCCCGACCCGTGGCATACATCGCAATCATCTTGCACTTCGCTACCACAGGGGTCATTGGCTCCGCGCTTGCCCACCCAATAAACAAGCCAGCCATCGCCCTGACACTCAGGGCATTCAATATCATCCACCGAACCGCACCATTAATGCGTATAGGTTGTAATCATTTGTGACCGCGTTGGTGCAAAACACAATTACAAAAACAGTTAGCACCAGCATTCCAATAGCATCCTTAACCATATCAAGCCCCCAACACGCTATGCCCACGCCCACGCAGACAATCATTTAACATTTTGATCTTTGACCCGCCGATCTGCAAATAAGGCGTTGCCTCAATAACAAGCTGGCGGCACTCAGTAACGTCACGCTGGTAAAGCTGCGCTTTATCACCGCTAACGCGCAGATCAGCGACCGGCGTATAACTACAACCGGCCACTAATACTGCTATGACGATCAACCCGCGCATTACCAATCACACTCAATTTGCGATGGATCATAGTTGTCGCGCAATTCATCATTTTCCGGCAAACCTTCCAGATAACATCTTGCATTGCGGCGAATTTCTAAAGGCAACAAACCTTGCAAGCTTAAACAACAAGCCATTAAATAAATTCCAAACGCATCACGTTTTTCTTGTTCCCACGATTGTTGATCCTTGTTGCCACCATAATCAACTAATAAGCGCATCAAGTCACGCACCCGAATGTCTTGTTCAAAACTCATTTTGCAAACTCCCGTTTTGCTGTGATAATTAAAAGTCGTATCAGGTTTATTAACACCTGTCTACACCTTTTTACACATCTGCACCAACTTTCTTCAATTCGGCAATCACGTCTGGCCGGTTTTGCTTATAAAAGGTTCGCATACCGTCACTCAGCCTTTGCCATTGATCCAGCGTGATCATCTTGCGTTGTGGCGGTGTCCATTCGCTTGATTGCCCGTTAAACGGCTTAGAATAGCCTGTGGCGCGCTTTGGCTTCTTTTTGGCATCTCGTATGCACCAGTTCTGCCAAAAGGCTGTGAGGTCAATGTAGGCGGCTTTATTGCCGTTCTGTTTATCCCATAGCCTTATTGACTCTAATACTTCGGCTGCATCGAGACCTTTGCTTTGAGCAAATTGGCGATCAGCCTCATCAGGTTCCCAATCAACAACTTTGGTTTTTCCCTTTTTATTATTTATTGTTCTATATTGTTCGGGTGACATATGGGTGTCACTATGGGGTGACATAGCTGTGTCACTAGGTGACAGGTTGTCACTATGGTTGGTCTGCAATGGGATGATTTGGTATCTATTGGTCTTGTTTGATCGCTTTTCTATCGACAACAGCCCCATTTCTTCAAGCTTTTGCACCTTGCGGATCACAGTTCTTTCGCTGCAATCAGCCGCAATTGACAGCCATTTCATAGACGGCCACGCCACATTATAATCGTCATTATAACGGTCACAGATGCCAATCAGCACCAGCTTGGCGGTACTATCGCCCAGCGATTGTTCTAACGCCCAAGATACTGCTTTAATGCTCATCGTTTTCCCCCAATATCTCAATGGTCAACGCCGCATATCCTATAATGTCCAGCAAGCTATCAAGATGCCGACAATCGTTTGACTGTAACCGCGCCATTTTGACGCCAATCATCGCAACGCCGTATTGCTCCGGTGTGACTTCTTTTTTAAACACGCGCGACATTCGCTTTGCGCCTTCACACCAGTTTTTGCGTAAATCGCCATAGTTTGACCCGCGTTGGGTCATAATATCTTGCACAGTCTGCAATGCTTTTGAACGGTTCACAGTATTATTTCCTTTATCATATGAAATTCATCAATTGGCACTTCGGCCATTAGCCCATAATCGCGCTCAATGCCGCGATCCCGTCTGCCGCCTATCGTTGTCGCAAAATCGACTTTAAAGCTGCAAGCCCCTATCCAGTCAGTCCAGCGCACTATTAAAAAGGTCGGTATGCCGGTTTCAAACGCCACTTGCCGCGCATACATCATTTTGTGAAGGTGGATTAGTGACGTTTTATATCGGTTGCGCGGAAATGTCCGGCACTTGACTTCGGCAAATGCCTCGATCTTGCCTTGCCGCGTTAGCGCAAAATCTAATTGACAATACTGCGGCAACTTGATCGGGTCGCATTTCCACGCTGTGCCGATTTCACTGATCGTTATCAGTTCCATCTTGAGATTGTGTTCGGTTTCCATTTTCATCCACTCCTTTATGGGTCATCTTGCACACCGGACAAAGCCATATGTCGTTTTCCTTTGACATATAGCTTCGGCACTTAGGGCATCTGCCTTGTGCGTATAATATAGCAAATTCACCATCACCGTTTTGGATCATTAAAATGACCTTTCGGGAAAAACGGTATAATGTTCGACCGCTTGTTTGTGACCCGCACAAAATCGGCTTCGCAAATAGCCAATGGTTCGGGATTGCCCGTATTACGCTCATAAATCCAGACGTTTACGCCGGTTCTGCGTTTGACAATGTTAACGGTCAAATCTTTCACATCGATCCACGTTTCGTTTGAGACCATCGTATATTCGCGGTCGCCAACCGTCTTTTTGCTGTCATCATCCATTTATATGCTCCCGAATAATCATCATCGCGGTTTCCAAATCAGTTTCAACCGCATATCGCCAGTCATATTGCTCTGCAACATCTTGATTTGGCGACCAGCCAGCAAGCCCCACTATAGCCGCCACTGGCAAGCGCACGCGGGTTTTCATCCGGTCTAGCCGGTAAAACAGCACAGGCAGTTTTTCAGCGACCGCAGCGGCAGTGCAAACCTGATCCCACCAGTCACTAGATACGCCAGATTTGTATCTTTTGCATTCGATAACCATCGGAAAGTCGCAATCAGTCGTCACCAAGTCGCCAAGATGCGCTTGCCGCGTTTGATCCAATTCCCGCACAAAATTAAGCCCAAGATGGTCATAAAGTTCTTTGGCTATTTCATATTCATAGCCGCGACCTTTGTTTCTCGATTTGCTGCCAGACATATCTGCCCCCGTTTCAGTTGCCCTATCCTTGCCTATAACGCCCATATCTGTAAAGTGAAAAAATACCTGTTGCATTTTGGGAACGATCTGGGCTAACGTGTTGCTATGAAAAAACGGGAAATCAGTGATCTTTGGAAAACCGCAGGGTTTAGCCATTTGTCGGCCAGTCAGTTACTACGCTCACCGGCAAAATGGATATTCGACTATTTGCATTTAACCAGCGAAGAACGCCGCGATGTTGGCGTTGGTGAACGTGCTGCAATTGGCACGTCAGTCCATACCGCAGTGCAGTCTATAGTGTCCCACGGGGCTGATATTGATGAAGCCATTGAAGCCGCACAGATCGCGTTTGACTTTCACCCAGCCGATGAAGATGATGTGCTGCGTGTGAAGTTTCGTGAAGTTATACCGGCTATGGTTCATCAGGGCGTGAATATTTGTGTAGAAAACGGTTTCACTGGCGCGATTGACGAAGAACGCATTGAATGTTGGTTAGATGATGTGAACTTGCCGATCCTTGGCTTTGTTGATCTGCTTGTTGAAGGGTCGATGTTTGCTGAAATGAAAACCAAAGCACCGCGCAAAACAAAGCTGTTAAAAGACGGGTCGCAAGGCTGGGCGAAGGCCACGCTGCCTAAAAAGCCGGAGTTCGCTCACATATGCCAAGCCGCTATTTACTGGCACGCGCTGCGCGTTACGCCGTCAATCATCTACATCGCAGAACACGATGCGGTCATCTTCAACGCTTATAACTGTGAAGAATTGCAAGCGGATAGCATCAACAACGCGCTGAATGAAATGCGGCAAAAAGCATTGATCCGGCAAAATCTATTGCGCGTCAGCACCGATCCAAAAGTGCTGGCATCTATCACCGACCCCGACTGGGGTCATATGTATCAATGGAAAATGAAAGATGAGTGGTTAGAAAGGGCGAAAGAATTATGGAAAATATGAAATTGAATAGTGCGCTAAACGATTTCCGCAAGGCGGCAACCGTTGGCAAGTCTGGCAAAAACCCGATGTTCAAAAGCCAATATAGCACGCTTGGGGATGTGCTGACTGCGTTGAACGGCATTGCTGATTACGGGCTTTCATTCCAACAGTTTTTTAGTGACGACTGCATTGTGACGGTTGTGGCGCACGTTGAAACCGGCGAACAGTTTACCAGTGCAATACCAGTGCGGCCAGAAAAGAACACGCCGCAATCATACATCAGTTGCGTGACATATCTGCGCCGCGCAAGTTTGATGACAATGTTTGGATTGAATGCCGATGACGATGATGGTAACTTGGCATCTGGTTCTGGCGCGTTTCCCTCCCGTTCGCAGCCTAAACCAAAGAGGCCAGTCGCTGCATCCACTCCGGCGGCTGGCCTCACCTCCAACGATGTTCTAGCTGAAAAATTAGATGCGTGTAAAAGTGTGCGTGATGTCAACGCGCTTTACACTGCGCTGTATGGTGCCAGCGGCATAAAAGCACCAGCCGACCAAATAGCAATGTTTTCAAAACGGAAGGAAGAATTGTCCAATGACTGAATATGACAACACCAATCGCGGCGCGATTTTTAAGAACAACGACAAGACCGCCGACAATCAGCCAGACTACACTGGCAAGATCAATGTGGATGGCGTTGAAAAGCGGATTGCGTTGTGGATAAGGGAAAGCGCAGCGGGCAACAAATATATGTCAGCTTCGATCAGCGATCCGATGCCACCGAAAGAACAGGATGCGCCAAGGGCAGAACAAATGCAGCCTTTAGAAGATGCGATACCGTTCTAAAAAGAAAATCACATATGCACCGGCCTCGAATGCTTTGGGTCGGTGCGTATGGTGCGACAAGACCCTGCGCCTTAGTGATCCAGACTGGATTGTTGATGGCGGCAAACAAACACTGCATCTTGGATGCTTTCGGGAAAGATTGGATATTTTAAATGCAAATAGAAAAAAACGTGCCGGTGCCGCCAGCCGGTCGCAGCAAGATTGAAATCATCAACGATATGGAAATCGGCGACAGCGTGCTTTGCGACACGTATGAACAGGCAATGTCGCTGCGTGATGCGCTGCGTTATCGCGGTCTAAAATACACCACCCGCAAAATTGAAAACCAAGGCTGGCGTGTTTGGAGGCTGGCATAATGGTGCCGACAAGACAGCAAATTCTTGACACGCTAAAAATATTGACCGTTGAAAAAGAAAGCGATGCTTTAGGCCGCAAATATAGCAATCGCAGCCTTCGCACCAGCGTCATCAGACCAGTCGTCAAAGGTCAGTTCAAGAAACGTGGCCGCAGATATAAAATTTAGCGGCTTCGGTCGCTTTATTTTTTGCCGAAAAACTTGCTTGCTGAACGCATACCAAAGCTGGCCGCAACAATAGTGCCAAGCGTGTATTGATAATATTGCGGCATAGCCTCAAGCGCAGTAAAGCCATCAGCAACAATAGCCCTGCCCCAATCACCGCAAAACGCCAAGATCAACGGAATGCTAAACAATATGGTCAGCCATTCGTCTTTCCAGCTTGTTGCTGTGGCATCAGCCATCTTCAAGTCCCAATCAATTTCGCCAGTGGCTTGTTTCTGGGCAATAGTGGCCGCAGCTTTTGCTTGTGCAACCTTTGTTTCTGCCGCTGCTTTGCTAGTCTCAACTTTGCCTTCTAGCCACGTTGATGCAAGATTTGCCAGCGGTGATATTAATAAATTAAGCATCTGATAAAGCCCTCATCCTATCAATTAACCGGCCAGCGCGGTTTGGCACTTGCCTAGCCCATTTGCTGTCGGCCATCTGGGTTGCAGCCTCATCGTAATCATAGTTAGCTATTGCCGCACGCAGCTTTAAGAAGCGACCCAACCGGCTGCGGCCTAGGTTAAACGCCATATTAGCCAATATTAGCTGGCATTCTTCCGGCAAATCATCCCAGTTTTCAAACAATGACCGGCAATCTTCGACAGTAACAGCAATATCAAGCGCAAATAGCTGCCGACAGCGTTCCGGTGTGATCTGCGTGCCGACAGGTTTGCCGTGTTCCGCATCAGCTTCGCGGATCAAATGCCCTATGCCCACAGTGGGCAAGCCCAGATGGTCTAAATATATGTCCAGCCGCACGC